TTAAACTATTTTTTCTAGTTCTTCTTTGAGCCAATTAACATCACGCTGCGTATAAACCTTTTCTGTAATATCTTCAATCTTGTGGCCGATCATATACTTGAGAGCATATTCGTCAACCTTATATTTCTTTGCCATTGTGGAAAAATGTTTTCGAGGATCATGTGGTCGATGTTCTGGGTTGAGCTTTAAAGTATCTCTGATTCTTTCAAAACGGTAGTTATATTTGTCATAAGTCATTTTAATATCGTTCTTTCGTTGACTGTCTATGCAGTTAATCAGATAATCACTTCCGAGACGAATTGCCTCATCATATTTTTGCTTAACCAATTCTCTGATTCGAGGGTGAATTGGAACAAGTCTGTCAATACCGGCATCTGTCTTTATGCCACCGGTAAATTCCCAGTTATCTAAATCCACTCTATCCATTTCTATTAGCCCTAATTCTTGAGGCCGCCATCCAGAATAGCATTGAATGAGAACTACATCCACGTAAAGAACCTTATCAACATTTGCCCATAATATTTCCATTTCCCTATCGGTAAAAGGAATGTGCTGCCGTTTGGCTTCTGCTTTCTCTTTAATGATATCATCGGATAAATTAAAAGTTCGGGCATAGTTTCTATCAACAATTTCATATTCTAAAGCATAATCAAGCATAAGGTTAAATATACTTTTGATTCGTGACTTTGTTCCGGCGGAAGCTGTCTTCTTTACTCCACGCACAACAGTCGTACCATCATCAATACATCCTTTTATATGCCTTGCCCGAAGGTCTCTTACTTTTATATCGTATACATCAGAGCAGTAAGCCCATGCAGAAGTAATAGTTCGTTGTCCGGATTTACCTTTCAAAGATTGAAAATATTCCTTGCTCCAGCGTTCGTATAGCTGCATTACTGTCAGATTATTATCTAAATCATATGGTTGTTCATTATAAGCGGCCAGAGCTTGCAAAGCATCCTTTTTTGTAGGATAGTAGCCAAGAGTTGTATATTCCTGCTTATATTTCATTGTTTTTTTATCAAGAGACCAGCCGGTAGTTTTTCTTGCTCTCCATGGATTCCTTCGATTTCCGGAGAGTTTATGTACTGATCCATAGCCATTAGGTAACTTCATTATTCTCATCCTTTCGAATTTTGGGTATAAAAAATACACCCTATACATTTTGTAGGATGCGTGTTATAATCTAAGTGTTGCAGAGATTATCAGCCATCCTGGTTGATAGGTTACTAGAAATCCGGTATGGCAAGTACCGGATTTTTTCCGTTTATAGGGTCATTATACAGCGTGCAGAACATATGTGCAAGGAAATGTTGAAAAATGTTAAAAGGCTATAATGAAAATTTTTTCCTTAGACCATAATGAATAGTGAAATTTTGGGATAAATCAACCTCATCTATAGCATCTATTTTATAATACCAACAGGTACGATGTTTTCCTTTTTTTGATTTCCACGCATTCCCTATGGCCCCTAATTCATAAAGAAAATGTAGGGCATCATCAAGATTATCAATTTCGCTATAAGAAGTTCGGTTTTCTTCATAAAGAGTTTGGATATCACTATAAGAAAAAGATGGTCTTTTAATTCCAGCTATTAATTTTAAACATTGCGTACTATAAGCACTACTTTTGTAAAAAGAAGCTTGATTGAGCATTTCATTATAAAAATCTGTAGCATAAATTTTTCTAGTCTCTTTTAAAACTGTAGCTGAAAAACACGTTCTCTCCGGAAATTCTTTTTTTGCACAGTTTAGAAATGTAACAATGTCACGAGGTCGCCCAAGACTATGATCTAATAAGAAGTCAAGAGGATTTTTCTTGTCAATTGATTCAGGAAATAATATTTCAAATAGTTCTTTGTTTGAACGATTTTTATAGGGTTCGCAGGAAGCCCTTATTTTATGAAAAATCATACTAATTAAAGGATGGTCCCATTTATCATGAGTAGAGTCAAGTAACCAATATAAATCTATGGAACAGGAGGTTTTTATTTTATTTAGATTAGGATGATTTCCCTGCATTTTATTTAATATATCACTGCGCAATAGCATGATTATTTTAAGACTCTTGGCACGAGAATTAAAATAAAAATTATATTTTTTGGCAGCGGTTATCAAATTATATATAATATTTTCGCTTTGTTCACCAGCTTCCTTTTTTAATTCATCTAAATCGTCTAAAATAATAAGTAGATGGTCGTTTATTTGAAAACAATCAAAAACGAGTTGTTCAAAATAATCAATTAAATCAAAAAATCTCTTGCGGGTACTCTCATAAGAAACCCCATCAGATGTTTTAATTCCGGCAGAGTGTTGAAAATTCGAAGTCTGTAACTTGTCAGAGTGAGAAATACCGTGAGAAAGATTTCCAGTAATCTCTTGATTATTAGTAGTAGATAAAGATACTATTTTATAAAATGTGTCATCATTGTATTCAAGCATAAATTTTCTCAGCTTATTTAGCTTGCATCTGGGAAGATGTTTAAGCTAACGATGCTTATTTAATAATGAATTTGCAATTTCATATAGTAAAAACCATTTGCACAATACTGAAATATAATCATTTGTTAATTCTTGCTCATCAATATTTATGAGTTTACATATCCAAAAATTTTTAGGATCAACTATGATGCAGGTCTGTTTAGAAGGAGATTGTTCTACAATATATTTAGAAAGATAAGTTTTTCCAGTTCCCTTACTTCCAATAATCAAAAATTTTTCATTGCTATTTATTATTTCATTATATTTATTGTTGGGATCAAAGAAAAGTTCTTGAAATCTTTTATCACGAGCTTCAACTTCTCCATCAGGTAGCCCCATATATAAGTCTTTTAATTTTACATCATTCAATATAATTTCCTCCCATATTATAATTAAAGACATTATAACATAAAAAAGGACAAAATAAAAAGGATTACATTTTGAATGTAATCCTTTTTAGGTGCGAGGTCGCAATGCCTCATTGACGAGTTCTTAGACTCTTGTTTCTCTATATTATCAATTATATACTAACTGGCAAAAAAACTATATTAGTCTACTATAATATCTATATTATGTCAACTGTTTTTTTATATTTTGATTATATCACAAATTGAGATTTTAAGAAATTAAGATTTTATTAATTTTTTAAGACTTTTTTAGAAAATTATGTTATAATCCCATCGTTGCCGCTCCCTATACTGGTGACGGAAGGGAGGTGCACAAATGATATCATTATACTCTTTTCTTTTTTCGGTATTGGCTGGTATTATTTCAGGAATCATTGTTAAGATGATTATGAAGTTACTTCGCAAGTGGTTTGGCCGGAAAAAGAAGTAAAACAAACGGCAACCAAGCCCAAAATAAAACCCCTCGGTATTAGCGGTACCGAGGGGTTTTTGGTGCATAAATGATATCACCATTTACTCTTTTCTGGCTTCAATATATCATATTGGGTCAGATAATTCAAGTATATTCTGGTTTTGAAATTTTATGTATGATTGTGCGATGCAAAATTATTGAAAAATGTAAAGTGAGCTAAAAGGTGCCTCAGGAGATTTCGGATATGTGAAAACCAGTCTTGGGGTAGGTTTTTTACACAAAAACGCATGTTTTTTGATGTAATCTGTAAGGTTTTCCGTAAAAGAGCATGTCATATCCTATAAGAGGGGAGGCTTCTGGAAACCTCAATATGCGATTTTTTTAGTCTGTATACTGAAAAATGCGTATTTAGTCAGAAAGCTGTCTACAAAAAAGAAAAGAGCAGCGGATGAGCTGCTCTGTTATGTAAAGAGATGTAAAATTATTTAAAGATGTAAATAGCAGAATTTTCAGCATTGATATAATCAGAGTAATCGTATGAAAAATGTTCGCCAATTAAACTTATTTTATCTCCTTCTTTTGGAAGAAGGTCTTCGGTAGTATTTATAAAACAAGGTAACGTGTTGCCAGGACCGTTATTAAGATAGATTACATAATTAGCGAATCTGTATGCGGATGCATAATTATACTCATCAGAAGAGGTATCTACGCTTTCTAGATACTCCTCTTTGTCATCATCGGATGTGGTTATTTTCTCTATGGAATTTACAGTTCCCATAATCCGCTCTGAACCATCAACCGCTATAGCATCAGTTACATTATCGGCAAATTTAACTTTACTTATATCAGGGGATTTGATTTTGCAGTCTGAAAGGTATTCGGATATATATTTTGTACCTTTTTCCTCATCTTTCTTTTCCGCAAAAAGAGTTCCCTCGATTGCTACATTACTACCAGGTTCTAATAGTGCAGGTGAGTTAGGGTTTTCCGAAAAAAGGCACATAAATGTTGTAGAATCGAAGTCTGCATCTTCAGAATCAGGTTCAAAATCTTCATCTTCATAATCATCGGATTCTGTATCTTCGTTGGAGTTTTTACTGGTACTTATAAACAAGAATGAAGGGTAGGTCGTATCAACCTTTCCCCTGATGATAATAGTTTGATTTAAAGAAAATCCACCAGACTCTGCTTCCTTTTTAACAAGTTCAGTATATTTGGAAGACTGAAGCTCGTCTTCACTCCAGTATTGAGTTTTTTCTTCGATAGAACTAAGTATTTTCCTGTAAGTTGGAAGAAATTCGTCAATATTATATTCTTTAACCGAAGAAGTTCCAGAAGAACATCCACACATTCCAATTGCTAAAATCATAGAAAGTAGTAATCCCAAAATTTTTTTCATAAGTTTTCCTCTTTCAAATTTATTTATTGTAATTCTGTAAATTTATTCGAAATCTGCTCTGTAAGTTTTTTCTGCTGTGTAGCAGTCAATTGACTTGATGTTCTAATCAAAACAGTACCAAGAACAATGTGAGAGCCTGAATCCATCATGCCATTTCCATCAAAAGAAGCAAGATAGGATTCCCGTTTCTTTGCATCCTTGGCAGAAGCAAAGACTTCAATAGCTCCACCGCCATCTGTTCCCTTTTCAGCAATGGTATTACCATAAACATAATCCTGTTTTACTTTCTTACTTGAGAAATACACACAAGCGGTATATCCACCGTTTTTATTTAAAAGCCTATTAATATCTGTTTTTTCGGTAACGGCTTCAACTCCGGAAATACTCTTAATCTGTTTCAAACGTTCCACTACAAAATCTTCCGAAGGATTTGTTACCTGTTTAAGCTGTTTGATGCTATTTTCCAAATTAGTCTGTGCCTCAGAAAGAGTAGCTATAATATTTGAATAATCCGGAATGGTAGATATTTTTTTAGTTGCTGCATTAATATCATTTGTCTTCTTTGGCATTTCTGGAACTTTCATTTCAGTTTTTTTAGCATCCGATAATTTACCTTTTGCTGTGGTGAGTGTTGCTGGATCCAGGGGTTCTTCTTTTGAATCAATTACAGATTTGAGAGATGATACTGCCTCGTCTAATGGCTTATTACTTTCTTTTAAAGCAGAAACTGCCTTATTGAAATTAGCAACAGCTTCATCATGTGGCTTTTTGTACTGGAAATACCAGAAACAGGAACCTGCAACAATAACTATCAAAAGAATGATTATTGCAGGTATTATCTTTTTCTTTTTCATAATTTCTTACTCCTTTTTATGTATTAATGAAAAAATCAAATAGTTACAAGTAAAATTATACAACAAAATATGAAATAAGTACACAAAATTTGGAAGAATAATAGAGAAAATTATCCCCACTATACAAACCGATAGAAATGACAAAAAAACTTCTACAGAAAAATCGTCCAATTTTAAAATCTGTTATAATCGCTTTCGAAAGGAGAAATTTATTTGAATGGCTATTCTGACATACTATTAATGATGGGAAATTTAATTCCAAAAATTACATATTGACGAAAATATGTTCGAGTTATATAATGGAATAAAATCGAACATACTTTCGGAAGAAAGGAGCGTTACATAATGTACAGAAAGAAACTTCTCAAATTAATTAGCAATTGCGAAAATGAAACGTTTTGCGAGTTCGTATTTGTATTTGCTGAAAAATTAAAAAGAAACTGGGGGTGCTAGTCCCCAGTATCTTTAATTAATTTCTTCTACAATTCTATCTATATAGCCATAGACTTTATGTTTATGGCTATTAGGCATTTTAGAAAGTTTTGTTGTATACTCTAATAATTCTGGATCAAGAGTTAAGTCGGCTAAAAATTCAGCAGTTGCAGCAGTTGCAATTCCTTCCAATCCCATCAATTCCGATTGGCTAACACGCAAGGCATTTGCAAAAAGTTTAATTTTAGACAACTGTAAATCAACTTCGCCTTTTTCGATTTTAGCAATAGATGAACGACTCGTATAGCCAGTTTTTTGGGCTAATTCCTCTTGAGACATTCCAATTTCTAATCGACGTTTCTTGATATTTTTATAGAGTAGCAACATAATATCACCACCTTCCAGAGTCAATATATCATGTGTGTGAAAATAAATCAACAAAAATGATGAAAAATGTTGACATATATTCAACGAGATGATATATTACAGGTGTGAATGTAATTCACCAAAATAAATATTGAACAAGGAGGGAAAAAGATGGCTAATGTGGAACTTCTTAAGGAAAAAATAAAAGAATCCGGAATGAGTATTTCTTTTTTAACAGAAAAAATGGGCGTTGGCAGGGAAACATTTTATAATAGAATGAATAATCCAGATTTTAGAGCCTCTGAAATTGTTTCGTTGACTCGAATTTTACGTCTTACAAAAAAAGAACGCGATTCTATTTTTTTTAATTAAAATGTTGAATTTAATTCACTAATCAAAATTAGAAAGCAGGATAGGGAACGATATGTTTTTAAGAAAAATTTATAACGAGTTAGTTCTCATAAGAAAAGAACTCCAAACTTTGCGTCCGGAGCCAAGGTTTAAAAAATACCGAGAAGTACAAGTGTCTGAAAAAAGATACATCAATCAAGAAGATTCCCAAGTGATAGTGTCTTTCGGACTTCCCGGCCGCGATTGGTGCGAATTATCAGAGTCACCTGCTTGGAAAGAGGTGGAAAGTCATCTTTCTCAGCAGAAAAGAACAAATAACCAGAATCTCCGCACAACGGAGAAAGATTAATTGGAAATTGCATGGAATAAGAATCATGCTGACTAATAATTTGTTTTCCACTTTTATGAATCTGCTCTAAAACTCTTACAGAAATTTTATTACTGATGTATTCATGATTGTTATGTAGAACAGCTATTTCGTTTATTGATAATGGGAGTTCTGAATGATTGGAGAATCGTACATAGAGTAATAAGCCAGTTGAAGAAGGATGGTATCCAATTATTTCAATAGAAAAATGCTTGTGATTTTTGTAAAAGGTATAGAGCCAGGATAATGTTGAGCCAACAGCTCCCCAAATGGAAAGAAAGAGAGTGATGTTTGAGCGAGTAAATAGTGACAAAACCGATTTTAAAGACATAATAATTTTCCTTTCATATTTGATTAGGGAAATTATAACAAAGGGAAACTAAGAAAACAAGATGGCTGAGAAAGCAGGATAGGAGGGAGATATGGACGTAAATAAAGAAGAGATCCAAAAACTGCGTAAGCAAGTCAGAAATTTAAGAATAGCATTCTTGCTTACGCAGATGGGATTTCTCATTATTAGTATTATTTTTCAGATTCAGTATTGCTGGATGATGCATTATTATCGAGAGATTTTTCGATTGAATCAAGAGATTTCTCAATCCTTGATAGATGTAAATTCTGTTCTTCGACTGCTTTCTTTAAAGATTGCAGGGATCCTGATTCACTAGAGGAAGATGTATCTATGCTATGTAATAAATCATAAAGAAGTTGGTTCTGAGTCTGGAGAAGTGCATTTTGAGTTTCATCAAGTTGAATTTGTTGGGTTTCAGATTCAGTATGGCTTTGGTTGGATTGATATAAGGCGATTGATGTGCTCAAAATAATGGATACCAGTAAAGAAATTATACTGATAAACACATCCGTAGACATTTTTACTCGGTATTTTCCAAGAGGAATAGCTATTGATTCAGGAATTTCGAATGTCTCAATCGAATCCTTATCAAGAGTTACATAATCTTCATTTGGAGGGAAAAATTTTTCAAAAGTGTTTGCTGATTCGGTATTAAATGAGGAAGAGATACTCTTAGTTAATTCTTCATTTACCAAATGAGCAATGCCGGCGGCACTAGATATTTCAATTGATTGCTTAGCAATATTACCAGAAAGTGCTGCGGCTGAAACAAGTGAGGATGTATCCCATTTTCCAGCCGAAGAAGTAAATCCCTTGATATATGATTCAAGAATTGATTTCCCTATACTAGAAGCAGGCAACGCTTGTACTGATAACGAATTACGAAGCTCAGAGATTAAAGCTTTCGTGTCAGAAGTTTTCCAGTTATCAGATTTTATTAAATCATCATTCACAATAATAACTCCTTTCTTTCATACTCGGACGTGCCAGCGTCCTGTATAAAAAGAATATGAGAGAATTTATGAAAAGTCAAGAATAGTTGGAGAGGAGGTGAAACCATGACATTTTCTCAAAAGTTAAAATACATACTTTCAGAACAGAATATATCTCAGGCAGAGCTATCCAGATTAACAGGCATAAATAAAAGTTCTATCTGTCAGTATCTATCAGGCAAAAACATACCATCCAAGAAGAGACAGGGCGTGATTGCTACAGCAATAGGGATGCCAGAAGATTACTTTGGAAACGAAAACTTCAAAGAACCAAGTATACCATATCCTAAGATTCCGCGACTTACACTCACGGAGACGGCTGGAATCATGGGCGTGTCACAGCGAGCACTTGCACTTGCTATTCAGCAGGGTATGTATTCATGGGCGCAGGCTTTGCCAGGGAGAAACAAGAAAAGACCTATCTATTTTATTAATGCCATTACGTTTGCTAAAGCGCAGGGAATAGATTTGGAAGAATATAAAAAATGCACCTGCGAAGCGGCAACTCCAACAGGCGCATAGAAAATAACTCAACTAAATTGTAACACAAAACCAGAAAAATGGAAGGAGAAAATTATGAACGAGGAAGAAAAGACTTTGAACTTAGATGATGTTAAGTTTTTGCTTGAAAAAATACACGCAGCACAGCAGGCGGGAAATCATGTCATTTTTAGACATAGTAACTACTCGACAGAAGTAATTGCTATGGAGGGCGAAATCTCTGAGGAAAAAGAATGGGATAAGCAATTTTATATGCATAATAACGCACCAGAGGAGCAGAAAGCTACATATAATGAATGCATTTTGTATCTTGAAAAACTGGCAGGTGAGAAACATGACAATTAATTTTGTATTACACAAGTACAACCAAACAGAAACTGCTCTCGAACTACAGCCTACATCACCCCGCCTCTTAAAGCGGAAAGCTGCACTGGAGTGGTGGATTGCAAAAGATTTAAAGAAAAACGAGGTGTCGAAATGAAGACAATTAAGATAACCGCAGATAATAAGATTTCTATCGTGGATGTGGATTTTAGCAACAATAGAGCGATCATGGATGCCATGGGCGGTCCTGTAGAAGTAGTTACAACAAATGAGTTGTATGATTTTTTTAAGTGCCCCGTTCTTATGATGTTGGATAAAAACGGTTACAAACCTAAAGATGTAAATGGTTTTTGTCCAAGCGCAAATGCAGTAGCCTCCTTTTTGTACGGTTATGTCAAAACTGGTATACCAGTTTTAGGCGATGTTATTTTGGCGCAACCGGCAGGGGGGCGCATAGAAAATTTAGAGGGTGTTGGAGAATTGGAAGAAAAGATGCAGATGTTAATGCAGCGTTTTAGTTTTCTGGAGACAGTATAGAAAGGATGGTAAGCAATATGAAGTTAAATAAAGTAGTAAGTACTTTAGAAATGCCACATGAAGAATGGCTGCGTTATCGAAAGAAAGGCATCGGTGGTTCCGATGCCGGAGCTATCTGTGGGGTAAATAAATATAGAAGTGCTGTATCCGTATTTTTAGACAAGACTGCAGAACAGAGATCAGAGTTTGATAACGAAGCAATGAGACAGGGACGAGATCTGGAGCAGTATGTAGCAGAAAGATTTTGTGAGGAAACCGGAAAGAAAGTAAGACGGGCAAATGCGATATTTTCTCATTCCGAACTTCCTTTTATGCTTGCCAATGTAGACCGCCTGGTCGTTGGGGAAAATGCAGGACTTGAATGTAAAACAGCATCGGCTTTTTCTGCAGATAAATGGGCAGACGGTTCTATCCCGCCAGAATATGAAGTGCAATGTAATCACTATATGGCAGTAACCGGAGCAGATGCTTGGTATATTGCCTGTGTAATTCTTGGCAAGGAGTTTATCTGGCATCGCATCGAGCGAGATGAGGAACTGATTGCCACGATTGAAGAGCTGGAAAAAGATTTCTGGCAGAATAACGTAATTGCAAATGTTATGCCGGCGCCAGATGGTTCTTCTTCTGTAGATTCTTATATCAATTCCAGATATGCAGACAGTGATCCAGAGCAATCTGTTGATATTACTACATATGATGAAGCTTTGAAAAGAAGAGAAGAAATCACCGTATTAGAAAAGAAACTCGGAGCAGAGAAGAAACAGATTGAGCAAGAAGTTAAGCAATATATGCAAGAAGCAGAAACGGCATATAGTAACTCATATGAAGTGAAGTGGAAAACAGTAGAGAGTAAGCGAGTTGATACAAAGAAATTGAAGTCAGAGTATCCAGAAGTTTATAAAGACTGTATTAATGTAGGAAAAAGCAGACGATTCACTGTAAAAGGCATTGCATAAGGAGGATTTAACATGGGAGTAAAAGAACAGTTAGTCGAAAAGAATAACCAGAAAACAAAGCTTACAAAGGGCATGAACATTGCGGATATGATTAATGCAATGAAGCCAGAAATTGAAAAAGCCCTTCCGAAAGTAATCACACCAGAAAGATTTACAAGAATGGCTCTTTCAGCAGTTAATACAACTCCGAAACTTGCAGAGTGTAGTCAGATTACATTTTTATCTGCACTGATGAACGCAGCACAGCTTGGATTAGAACCAAACACCCCACTTGGACAGGCCTATTTGATTCCGTTTAAGAATAAAGGAAGATTAGAATGTCAGTTCCAGATTGGGTACCGCGGAATGATTGATATGGTATACAGAAATGAGGATATCCAGACGGTACAGGCTCATTGTGTTTATGGGAATGATGAGTTTGAATATGAACTTGGATTAAATCCGAAGCTTGTACATAAACCAGCTGCGAGAGATAGAGGGGAGCTTCTCCTTGTATACGCCTTCTGGAAGTCTAAAAACGGTGGTTTTGGCTTCGAAGTGATGAGCAAAGAAGATATCGATCAGCACGCAAGAAAGTATAGTCAGTCTTTTTCTAGCAGCTATTCTCCTTGGAAGAAAAATTATGAGGAAATGGCAAAGAAGACAGTAATTAAGAAAGTTCTTAAATATGCACCAGTGAAAGCCGACTTTGCCAGAGCGATTACTTCGGATGAAAGCATCAAATCAGAGTTATCTGTCGATATGTCGGAGGTTGTAAACGAGCAGGAAGTAGAGACGGTAGATGCAGAGTATAGCGAAGTGCCTTCTGATGAAACATCAGAAAATGAAAGTGTGAGCAATGAGTAGTGTCAGTTTTACAGTGCCCGGCCCTCCGAAAGGAAAGGCCAGGGCCCGGACTGTCCGAACAAAGGATGGTCGTACATTTTCCTATACTCCGGATGGAACGGTACTTTATGAGAATCTGATAAAGACTTGCTATTACCAGACTGGAGTAAATCCTTTTGGTGCAGATGAGGAGCTTCGGGCTACGATCATTGCTTATTACCCGATAGCAAAGAGCACCAGTAAGAAAAAGCGGCAGCAGATGCTTGCCGGTCTTATCCGGCCGACAAAGAAGCCGGATTTAGATAATGTTATAAAGAGTATCTTAGATGCGTTAAACAAGGTCGCTTATCATGACGATACGCAGATTGTTTCGCTGTCTGTAGAGAAATTTTATTCAGACTCTCCAAGAGTGGAGGTCGCTATAAGCAGCATATGAGAAAGGCGGTGGCTTAATGGGCCGCAAAGTCAAGACAGGGCTTAGTTACTTTTCTAAAGATGTTGATTATTATGATGATTTTAAAATCATGGACCTGATGAATGAATATGGTCCATTAGGGCAGACCATCTATGATGTGCTGCTATGCATGATTTATCATGAGGGATATTACTTAGAGGTTCCCGGTATGGAACAGTTAGCGGTAAAAATAATCAAAACCATCGGGAACCGCTGGGTAAAGAAAAAAGACTTTGTGTTGCAAGTGATTTATTATTGTGCGGATATAGGGCTGTTTGACAAAACCCTCCTTAATCAAAATATTATCACCTCTGCTGGAATTCAGCGACGCTACGATTCAGTGACTGTTAGGAACAAAGTCAATAAAGATAAATACCGGTTGATTGATAAAAACGGTCAACCTTTATTAAATGCACCCTCAAATCCTATTTCTGTAACAGAAAAGGCGATTCCTGCAACAGAAATACCGATAAATGACGCAGATATTCAACAAAATAAAAGAAAAGAAAATAATACATATATATATTTTAACAACCCGGAACTGGAGAAGACTTTTCGATTGTACATTTCTATGAGAAATCAAAATCAGAAATATCCTTTGATACCGGAACAGATAGAAGAATTGAAAGAAGAGTTACATTCTTTAGGGAATACAGACGAAGAGAGAGTCTTGATATGCAAGACAGCATTTATTCGAGGGTGGAAGGGTTTTTATCCGCTTAACAAGCAAAAGAACAATTCGAATTCAAAAGCAAGCTCCAGCAAAGACAAGAAGAAAAGCAACAATAATAGCTTTCATAATTTTGAACAGAGAGATTATGATTATGCAGCGTTGGAAGAAAAGCTAACTGGAAACGGTAAATGAGGAAGGAGGTTAAACTATGGTTGAATTATTAAAAGTAAACTATGATGAAGAACAGCCAACTGTTTCTGCAAGAGATTTACATGATGCCCTTGGAATTAAAGAAAGATTTAGCCTTTGGTTTTCAAGATACGCTGATTGCTTTGAAGAGAATACGGATTTTACAAGCGTAGGCAAAACTACACCTGTAAATAACGGAGCGAAAATCGTGCTTACCGACTATTCAATAACAGTAGATATGGCGAAGCATATTTCTATGATGACAAAAACAGGAAAAGGAAAACTGATTCGCCAGTACTTTATTGATTTGGAGAAGGCCTGGAATACACCGGAGCAAATCTTTGCAAGGGCTTTAAAGATGGCGGATAAAACCATAGAATCATTAAAATCAGACAATGCAATGCTATTGGAAGCTAATCAACGCATGAGACCCAAGGAAATTTGTGCAGCATGCAGTTGGTTTGATGTAGAGATTAACGGTTCGATGGTTTGCTGCATTGAAAGTCTGAAAAAAGAAATAAGAAGACAATTAGGATTGGAGCAAAAATGAGTATAACAGAAGCAATAGTAATTATAGCGGCATTAATTTATACAGGATTTGTATTTTACATACTTAACAAGTGAGGTGGTAGGATGGATACACGAAATCATGAACACTATAAAGATAAGACAGCACACGATGCTATTAAGGCAGCGGATAAGCCGCCGGATTCAGTAACAAGAACAATTAATGCTATGAAAGCAGTAGCGGCAATAGATGAATTTGAAGTATTTGGACGGATTAAACTCAGAGACATGAAAACAGGAAAGATTTATAGATAGCAGGAAAGAGGTGATTCCATTGGAAAAGTCAGTCCTGATCCAGTACTGCGATATGCAAGCGGAGATAAAAGAGCTGAGGAGGCTCGTAAGAATGATAGAAGAAAGGCTAGAGAAGATTGAGAAAGAAGGAGCGGTGAGCGATGTAGTAAGCGGAGGCATGGGAGGAATACAGCATTTTAAAGTGACGGGTTTTCCTACTCTAGAACACGCAAAGGTAAAACAATTGTTGATATCGAGGCGGCAACGCTTGAGAATGAAAGAGGAAGAACTTCTTGAACTTACCAATAAGGCAGAAGAATACATAGAATCTATTGAAAAAAGTGAAATTCGCATTATGTTCCGACTTTATTATATCGAGGGACTGACTTGGACGAAAGTGGCTACCAGAATGAATTCTCTTTTCCCAAAAAGAAAAGTAGCATACACAGAAGAGAATTGTAGAAAAAGAAATTTTAGATTTTTTGAAGAAAATTCAAAAATGTCCCCCAATGTCCCATCAGAGTATGATAAAGTGTAAAATGAAATAAAAAGGCATAGACGCCTTGATTATTTCTCCGTAAAACTTTCTTGAGATACATCCTACAGAAATGTGGGGTGTATTTTTATTATATAAAAAATCGTAGTAGTATGGAATTTTATCGATATATATTGTAAAATAAAGAAAAATGTTTTATGGAGGAAGTACAGATGAAAAAGGATGGAAAAGTCATTTCATTTATAAATATGAAAGGTGGAGTTGGTAAAACAACATTATGTATAGGAATAGGAGATTATTTAGCAAGTTATTGTGATAAGAAAATTTTGTTTATTGATTTGGACCCGCAGTTTAATACAACGCAAAGTTTGGTTAATGAATTTGATTTAGAGGAGGAATATTTAAATGATTATTCCAATGCAACTAATTCAAAAACAGTAAAGAGACTGTTCGAAACTCAGACTACTTTAGCTAAAAAAGTTAAACTGCCAGATCCAGAAGAAATTATAGTTAATCTTGATAAGAATATGGATTTAGTTCCAGGCACTATTGATTTAATATTAGTTGAGAGTGATAAAGATGGAACAAAAGCTAAAAAAGTTAAAAGCTTTATACAAAAAAATAATTTGAGAGATCTCTATGATTTTATTTTCATAGATTGTCCGGCAACTATATCCGTATATACAAATGCTGCATTAATTGCGTCAGACTATTATTTAGTACCAAATAGAATAGACAGATATTCTATATTGGGCATTAAGCTATTAAAAGAGGCAATAGATCGAATTGATGACAACGAAAGTATTGGAATAAAACCTGTTGGAATTGTATATACAATGTTAGATAGTTTAGAAAATCCAAGTCGCAAAACACAACTTTTAAAGGATACTTTTGAAAAAAATGAAATTGTAAAGGAAATGGGATTATTTGAAAATCCAACTTCCTATGTAAGAGATTTGTTAGTTGGCTTACAAGGAAATATATCTTCAAAATATAAAAAATCATTACAGGATATATCCAAAGTAAGTGAAGAATTTTTAGAAAGAGTGGCGGCATATGAATCAAGATAACAAAAAAGAAATATTAGAAATATTAAAAAGAAAAAATATTGATATTGTTAAACTTCTTGGAATTATTACAATAATTATTCTTGATAAAGATTTTTTTGCACATAATGCAGATGTAGGTAGTTTTCTTGAAAAAGTTATGGAAATAAAATTACCGGTTTACGTTATCAAGTCCAGAACCTTAATGGCAGCAAGAAGTGGAAAAATTATTATCAACTATAATTTAAATGAACAAATAGAATTAAAAGATAAAATATATGAATACTTAAAAGAAGCAGACTTAAAGGAAGAAAAATTACAATTAGTTAGTAAGAAAAGGAATAAGAAAAAAAATGAAAATGAAAAACTAGAAAAATGGTTAAGGAGATTATAATATGCTGAACAGATATCGAGAAGTTGACAAATGCAAAGAAGATATAAATCAATTTTCTGAAATGGTATTTTCAGAGATTCAAGATGTGTCCGAAAATGATATGGTAGCGATTGCAAAGGGAATGTCTTTTTTGAAAAAAGTATATGTTCAAGGAAATCAATCACAGAAACATTATTATAATTGTTTGCTTACAGATATGTTTAGCTTATTGTATTTTTCTTCGAAGAAATCAGTAAAAATATTTTACACTTTTCAAAGATCACTGATGGAAAATTTAGTAAGAGTTATTTTAGGATATGAAGAGAATGATTCAACGGGAATTAGGAATATGTTTAATGAGTTTCATACAAAATATGACGCTGTATGTAAAACTATTATTGATTATTTTGAGGGAGAGTATGGAAAATGCTGTGCAGTAGTACATAGCAATATAACAGCGAATTTGCCAATGTATGAATATTATGAAGAAATTATAAAAGAAGAGCAGATTAGAAGTGGAGAAATGGGAAATCTTTTTAGACAATTAGCGAATTTTTATAAAAAATGTCAAGAATGCGTGATTGCCGTTGATTGCATGCGTGTAGAAGAAGCATTTAACAATCAGAAAGAAGTATTGTACTATTTATTAGGGAAAAGGTTATATCAATTATTTGAGAAAAAAAGTGAAGAAGTGTGGAATTGATATGTTTATATTGGGGACAAATTATAAATAAAAGAAATATAATAAAAGCACCTTTCAGGGGTGCTTTTTTCTTACACAATTTTGAAATTTGACGACACAATGCACAGCACCTGAGCCGCAGTGGGCAAGGACTGTGATACTTGTCAACCTCCTTTCTAGTAGGCAGCAATCGGTTGTCTATTAAGGTGCTGGCATACGTGTTTTAATTTCTCTTTAGCTCAGTGGTAGAGCACAGATTTATGTCCCAGGTTCGATTCCTGGAGGGGATATTTCCGAAACGACGAATAAAGAGGTGGTGATAAATGCCGAGAAAGCCTGATGAAAGAATAATTAAAGCGAAAGAGTTATACAAAAAAGGCCAGAAACTAATTGAGATTGCAAATCGATTAGATGTACCGGAAGGAACGGTCCGAAGTTGGAAAAATAGATATAAATGGGATTGCAACGTTGCAAAAGAAAAACGCAACGTTGCGAAAACAAAAAGAGGTGGCCAGCCGGGGAATAGAAACGCAACTGGACCACCAGGAAATAAAAACGCAGAAAAGCATGGTTTCTTCTCGAAGTATCTTCCAGAAGAAACCTTTTCTATTATCCAGGACATCGAGAAGAAAAATCCTCTTGATATTCTCTGGGAGAATATACAGATTGCTTATGCAGCCATCGTAAGAGCGCAGCAGATCATGTATGTAAAGGACCACGAGGATAAGACGATTGAAAAAATAGAGGAAAAAGAGGGAAATGTTATAGGTGAAAAATGGGAGGTACAACAGGCGTGGGATAAACAGGCAACATTTTTAAAAGCACAGGCAAGGGCACAGGGAGAATTAAGGTCCTTGATAAAGCAATATGATGAACTGTTGCATAGTAATTATGAACTTGCAACAGAGGAGCAGAAAGCTAGGATCGAGCAGATCAGGGCGAAGACGGCAATTATATCTGGTGTGGATGAAGAAGAAACAGAAGATGATGGCTTCCTAGAAGCACTGAAAGGCGAGGCATACGCAGTATGGGAAGAAGAGTAAAGAAAGCAGCCTTTAAGTTTAGACCATTTTCTCGTAAACAAAAGAAAATCCTTACCTGGTGGATGCCAAACTCTCCAGTTCACGATATGGACGGCATCATAGCAGATGGAGCAATTAGGTCAGGAAAGACAGTTTCCATGTCGCTCTCATTTGCTATGTGGGCGATGGAATCGTTTGACGGTCAAAACTTTGCGATGTGTGGAAAAACAATCGGTTCTTTCAGGCGAAATGTTTTGTTTTGGCTGAAATTGATGCTTAAAAGCCGCGGTTACTATGTAGAAGACCATAGAGCAGACAATCTCGTAATTGTTCGCAGAAATGGAAAGGAAAATTATTTTTATATTTTTGGTGGCAAGGATGAACGCTCACAAGACCTCATTCAGGGTATTACTCTGGCAGGGGTCTTTTTTGATGAAGTTGCCCTGATGCCAGAGTCTTTCGTGAATCAGGCAACAGGACGATGTTCCGTAGATGGTTCGAAATACTGGTTTAACTGCAATCCGGATGGTCCGTATCATTGGTTTAAAACTGATTGGATTGATAAAGTAGAAAAAAAGAAGATAGTATATCTTCATTTCACGATGGATGATAACCTCAGCCTATCGGAGCGGATTAAGAAGAGATACCGCTCCATGTATACCGGTGTGTTTTATAAACGGTATATCTTAGGCCTTTGGGCTGTAGCGGAAGGTATTATCTATGATATGTTCAGTGAAGAAAAGCACGTCATATCAGAGCCGCAGAGCTATGTCGGTAGGAAGTATGTAAGCGTTGATTACGGTACCCAGAACGCAACTGTTTTCTTACTCTGGGAGAAGAACCGAAAAGGGCAGTGGGTTGCTACAAAAGAATATTACTATTCTGGAAGAGATGAAGCGGAACAGAAAACAGATGGTGAGTATGCGGATGATATGGAAGAGTTCGTCAGTGGGATTGAAATAGAATCAATCATTGTAGATCCGGCCGCAGCTTCCTTTATTGCAGAGCTTAAAAAAAGGGGCTTCAAGGTTAAGAAAGCAAAGAACGATGTTCTCGATGGGATACGTTTTGTTGGAAATCTTCTTAATCTGGGAGTTTTATTGTTTCTTAAAGATTGTAAGGAAACGATTAAAGAATTTGGTTCCTATATCTGGGATGAAAAGGCAGTGGAACGTGGAGATGATAAGCCGGTAAAGCAGCACGATCACTGCATGGATGCTGCACGATATTTTGCTTATACCATCATAAGACGGGAACGAAAATGGAGTTGAGATAGATGATAAAAGAATTTATCGAAAGAATAGGGCAGGTGATTAGAAAGATGCTTGGAAGAGAAAAAATAAAAGATGCCATCGGGGTTGAGGTAGCGGTATCTGACAAAATGGCGAACGAGATTGATCTCTGGGCTAAGATGTATAAAAATGAACCGCCCTGGAAGGAAAAGAATATAAAGCTTTGTGGATTGCCTGCTGCTATTGCCGGAGAGTTCGCAAGACTTGTTACGCTGGAACTGAAAACAGAAGTTACAGGAAATGACTTCATTAACGAAGAGTACCAGGCAGTTGTTAGTGACATCCGTAAATATACAGAATATGCCTGTGCTAAGGGCGGGTTAGCAATGAAACCTTATGCATCAGAAGGGCATATAGAGGTAGATATGGTTCAGGCAGACAGGTTCTTCCCTACGAAGTTTAATTCCAGAGGAGAAGTTACGGCAGCGGTATTCGCTGAGAGCTTAACGGTAGGGAAAAAGGTATATACCAGACTGGAGTATCATCAACACGAAGGCACAATGTATCACATAAACAACAAAGCTTTTGTGAAACAGGATCTTGATAATGTTGAGGTTTTGGGGAAAGAAGTTCCTCTTACTGCTGTACCGGAATGGGCTAATCTGCAGGAAGAAGTTACGCTTAAGAATGTAAAGATGCCACTGTTTGCCTATTTCAAGATTCCTAATGCGAACAATGTGGATGATACATCACCTCTTGGTATTTCTGTATATTCCAGAGCTATCAATGACATTAAAGAGGCGGACAATCAGTGGACAAGACTCCTTTGGGAGTTTGAGGGTTCGGAGCTTGCGATTGATGCAGACATTACCTTGTTTAAAAAGGATGATAAGGGAAATTATGAGTTTCCAAAGGGCAAGGACAGACTGTTTCGCATGATGGACCTTGATGATAATGCCGAGAAATATAAAGTGTTTGCACCGGCTATTCGTGATGAAAACCTTATTAATGGATTTAATGCGATTCTTCGCAGGATAGAGTTTAATGTAGGGCTTGCTTACGGGACATTAAGTGACCCAAATACCGTTGATAAGACCGCAGAAGAGATCAAAGCAAGTAAGCAGCGTTCCTATAGTACAGTATCCGATATCCAAAAGTCATTACAGACTGCATTAGAACAGTTAGTATATGCTATGGATGTCATGGCTCAACTTTCTGGACTTTCTGGCAGAAAGAAATACGAGATGAGCTTTGACTGGGATGATTCTATCGTAATTGATAAAGAACAGGAACTTGCCAGTATGCAGCAAGATGCGGTTGCCGGCTTTATCCGAAAAGAATTATACGTTGCAGCCAAGTATGGTGTGTCAGAAGAGGAAGCTTTGAAAATGATGCCGCAGCAGGATGAACGTTTTCAGATAGCGGAAGAATAGGTGATGTTTTATGCTAGAGCCAGAATACCTTGAAAAATTTTCAGACCAGCTACTTGCCCTGGTTGATGCATTAAGCACAGCGATTATAGCAGATATGTCAAAACGTCTTGTAAAAACCGGAGAAATAACGGAAACTTCAAGACGACAAGCAGAAATTTTGCAGGGAGCGGGGCTCCTTTATAAGGATGTTCTAAAGCGTGTTTCGCAGGTTTCTGGATATATGAATACAGAAGTGGAAAGAGTTTTTGAGGAAGCGGGAGTAAGAAACCTCAAGAATGAAGCAGTTATTTATAAAGCCGCAGGTGAAAAAGAGATAAAACTTCATCAGTCAGAAACGATGCAGAAGATTCTTGCAGCAAATGTAAGAAAGACAAAAGAAGAGATTAATAATCTTACTTTAACAACGGCTGTTAAAACGCAAAGTGCTTACATAACCGCTTGCAATAAAGCAATGATGAAAGTACAGACCGGGGCTTTTAGTTATGATAAAGCGATTGCGGATGCAATTAAGGAAGCGGCGGTGCAGGGAACCGAGGTTTTATATCCATCCGGGCATGTAGATAAGTTAGACGTAGCAGTAAGGAGAGCCGTTCTAACCGGGGTAAATCAGTCGGCGGCGGAAATGAATCTTCAATATGTCAAAGAGTCTGGCTGTGATCATGTAGAAACAACCGCTCACTCAGGAGCAAGACCAACTCATGCAGTGTGGCAAGGAAAAGTCTTTTGTGTTTCTGGAAAAGATAGCAGATATCCTCCATTTTATGAAAGTACCGGATATGGAACTGGTGCGGGGCTTTGCGGCTGGAACTGTCGGCACAATTTTCATGCGTTCTTTCCTGGAATATCTGCACCAGCTTATTCACAGGAAATGCTTGACGATTATAGTGCCAGAAAGTACGAGTACAATGGTAAAAAATATACAGAGTATGAGTTGAGTCAGATGCAGCGTTCACAGGAAAGAAAGATAAGAGCAACAAAAAGAAAACTTACAGGATATGATGCTGGAATAAAAAATACAGATAGTAATACATTAAAAGCAGAGCTGACAAATAGGTTTGAAAGTGAGTCGGCAGAGTTAAAAAAGCAGGAGAAATCTCTTAAAAAATTTTGCAGGCAAACCGGAAGAAGATATGAGTCTGCAAGGACACAAGTTCATGCAGTATTGGACTCAGAAGGAAATATCGTTGGATTTAATAAAAGCGTTGCACAGAAAGCGGTATGGGCAAGTAAAAGACATACATCTAAGATGCAGATGGTGAAGCAGCTTGATAAGTTGTCAGATGAGGAAAGATTGGCAGTGCAAAGATATACAGGCTTTGCCGCTCACCGGGTAAACCGGGCACTGTATTCCGGCAAGTCGCAAATGATTGAAAAAGAGCGGGAGTATATGAAGGTACTGGATTCCGCGTTAGATAAGGGAGTTATTGAACGTAAGATAGTCGTTCATCGAGATACGATACCGGAATTTCTAAATGTATTCCCAAAAGGATTTAAATATTCTGAGCATGATATGGAGAGATTGGTAGGAAAAACGTTAACTAATATTGGTTATACGTCAACTTCATTTAGGGATATTCAATATGGGGGAAGAAATGTACATCTTGAAATAGAAGTACCGAAGGGATACAGAGGTTGTTTGTACATAGAAAGTCTAGCAATTAAAAAATATAAAAATCAGCAGGAAGTATTGTTTAAAAGAGGTTTTCGCTGTAAAATAAAAAATATCGAAAAGGAAAATGATAGGTATTACATAAAAGCGGAGGCAATCTTATGAAAGAAAAGGGATATTATTATGACGAAAATGGAAAGTATTGTGAAATCGAATTAGGTCCAAGTTTTGATGATTTTCCAGGCATGTTTACCGTTGCAAGTCCGATACCTCTTTGTGATGCTTGCAAGAAGGCAGACTTTGATAGTAATCGCCGCCAAACCTTATGTAAAGCATATGGGAAAATACCAAAGAAATATTTGTCCGCAAAAGATTATAATTGCCCACATTTTGATAATGAAAATAACGGTTGGTACCAGTTGATTAAAGACAAGGTAGAAGGACAACAGAAGAAAGAATAATAAATTTGAATTTAGCACGCTCGATATATCAGGCGTGTTATTTTTATACTCATTTTTAACATGGGGAGAACTCCTGTCAGGGTATGCTCCTGACCTCCCCAAACGAACCACGAGACGTAGTGAAAGGCTGCGTCTTATTTTAGTGATTCAGAAAGGAGAATTGCAATGAATAACTTAATGATTTTTGAAGGACATGATGTGGAAGTGTTTGAACTGAATGGACGGGTGTTATTTAATTCAAAGCACGTTGGAAAATGTTTAGATCTTTCAGAGAGCACAGTGAGAAATTATCTTGCTCAAATGAATTAGAGGCAGGCAATTATAGTTAAAAACTCAGATGTCCGAGATAAGGACATCCGAAAATTGAATAATGCAGGTGAAAAATTTCTTACTGAATCAGGTGTTTATAAACTTGTTTTCAAGAGTCGTAAGCCAGAAGCAGAAAAATTTAGCGATTGGGTAACGGATGAGGTTCTCCCACAGATTCGCAAAACAGGTTCTTATGAAGCTCCAAAGAAAAAGAATGGCGGGAAAGAAAAGCTCTCTTCTGTTAATCAGATGGCAAAAAATATCAGTGGTCTGTTAGGTAAAGCTGGTGTGGATGATAAGTTCATTGCAGCGGAAATTGTAAGGATTTACACAGATAACGGTTATCCGGTTCGTTCTCCGATAATAACAGAAGATAACAAACTTTGGGATTGTACCTCTATCGCAAAAGAACTTGGAATCATATCATCAAGCGGAAAACCACACGACAAAGCGGTAGCGGCGATTATTCAGAAACTTGATTTGTTTACAGATGAAATTGTTAGAACGGCATATAGCCGGAACGGACATGATGGAATCACGGTTCAGTATAAAGAAAGTGTGTTTGCGAAAGTAAGAGAATGGTTAGAAGAAAACAGATATCCTACAGTGATTGAGTATCGGCTGGCAAACGGAAATATCAATAATTGTAAGGTTATTTATAATTTTTAAGAAAAGGAAGGTAAGAGAACATGAAAAAGTATGTTGGAACAAAAGTAATCGAAGCAAGCCCGATGACAAGAGGAGATTACAATAACTACAGAGGCTGGCAGATTCCAGCGGACGAAAATCCAGAGGATGCAGGATATCTTGTGAAGTATAGCGATGGATATGTAAGCTGGTCTCCGGCATATGCATTTGAGGAAGCTTATAGAGAATACGATGAGAATAAGCTTCCAGCAACGGCGGTAGGTATGATAAGTGAAGACTACAAAGAGCGTTTCAAAGCAGAATATAAGCAGTTAGAGATTCGCTTTGATGGATTAAGAAAAATGCTTAAGAAATGGGACGAAGGAACACTTGCCTTTGAACCTACCTGCCCACGCAGCACTTACAATATGCAGCTTAAAGCTATGGCAGACTACATGGCGGTACTTGAAGCAAGAGCAGTAATGGAGAATGTAGACTTAACAATTTAATTGCGCCGGCACAAGAAAGGAGAAAGACATGATCATCACAGGAATGGCACACTTTGAATCAGTGTGCAAAAGAAAATTGGTTGAATGGTATCGCAAAAACAAAGCGTGTGTAGAGATTGACCTCAGTAATGTATATATTGTCTGGTCTTGTAAGACATTACAAAATTACAAGTGTCTTGCATCAACAACAATTTCGGGTGACGGCATCTATGCCGAATATACCTATAACGGAGACAAACAGGAACTTTACGAAGATGTGTATGGAAAATTAACAAATACATGTCACACAGAAGAATAGGAGGTGATCCAAATATCTCCCACCAGCAGGGTTAAACTGGATATTGGTCAGCAGATGAGACCTTAAACAGTCGGTTCGTGGCGGTCGGTTACACGCCTAAAACAACCTAATACGAAAGGAGCAGGAAACATGAAAACAGAATTTTTAAAGAGCCTTAATCTTTCGCAGGAAGTAATTGATAAGATTATGGCTGAGAACGGAAAAGACATTGCAGTAGAACAGAAAAAAGCAGAAAAAGTTATCCAGGAAAGAGACAGCTATAAGTTAAAGGCAGAATCTCTTGAAACACAGGTAAACGATGCCAATACCGAAATCCAGAAGTTTAAAGACATGGATATTGATGGAATTAAAAAAGCAGCGGATGACTGGAAAGAGACGGCAGAAAAGGCAAAGGCCGATGCGGATAAACAGATTTCCCAGATGAAATTTGATTATGCATTATCCGCAGCATTAACTGGAGCAAAAGCCAAGAATGCCAAAGCTGTCAAAGCACTTCTCGATATGGATGGACTGAAATTCAATGATAATGATGGGAAAATCGTTGGATTAGATGAGCAACTTGCTCAGATTAAGGCAGATAATGATTATCTGTTTGAAAGCGATGAGCCGGCACCAGAGTTTGTAAAAGGGACAAACGGTGGTTCTGGCAGTGTCGGAGGAAAGAAACCGAGTGAAATGACATATACCGAATTGTGTGACTATATGGCACAGAATCCGGGAGCAGAGATTTAAAAAAGGAGTAGAAAATGGCAGGAGAGAAATTTGATTCAAAAAGTTTTAATCCTCAGGCTTTTGGAGCCTATACAGAGAGGATTCCGAACTTAAAGAGAAACGAACTGATTAAATCAAAAGCTTTAAAAGGCAATCAGGATATCAAGCGTACCTTTAATTCTCAGACAGGAACCGTTTATGCAGTTCTTCCAATGCATGGACTTATTGGTGGTACTGCACAGAACTATGATGGCGAAACAGACCTTGAATCCGAAGGAACAGAGACATTTGAAAGAGGGGTTGTCGTTATTGGCCGTATGAAAGCTTGGACAGAACGAGACTTTTCTGAGGATGTAACCGGAGGAGTCAGCTTCATGGATAATGTTGCTGCCCAGGTTAATGACTATAAGGCAGAACTTGACCAGACGACATTGGTAAAGATTCTTGAGGGTATCTTCGCTATGACAGGAGCAGAGAACTTAAAATTTGTACAGAATCACACATCCGATATCACGGGAGAGACAGCAACGGATAAGGATGGAAATGTAAAGAATGTAGTTCAGGCGGACACATTAAATACCGCATTACAGAAAGCAGCAGGAGACAATAAGTCTAAGTTCACGATCGCAATCATGCACAGTGCTGTAGCAACAAATCTCGAAAACCTGAAGCTGTTAAAATATATGACTCAGACAGATGCAAACGGAGTTGAAAGAGACTTAACTCTTGCAACATGGAACGGACGCTTAGTTCTGATTGATGATTCTATGCCAACGGAAGCTGTTGCAGCAGTAGCAGAAAGCGGAACAAAAGGAAGCCCAGGATACGTTGCACCACAGGAAGCCTACACTAAATATACAACTTTTGTTCTTGGTGATGGTGCTTTTGATTATGAGGATATTGGTGCAAAAGTGCCGTATGAAATGTATCGTGATCCAAAGAAACACGGCGGAGAAGATACTCTCTATATGAGACAGAGAAAAGTATTTGCACCATATGGAATCTCGTTTACAAAAAAATCCATGACAGCTAAATCTCCTACAGATGCTGAATTAACAAATGGAGCTAACTGGGAGCTTGTTAACAATGGCAAATCTGGATCCGCCAAGAAAACAATCAACCATAAAGCAATTCCTATTGCAAGAATTATTTCGAGGGGATAGGGGTGATTTCATGGCAAGATACGCAGACTACGCCTTCTATGTAACTGAATTTGCCGGTAACATCATTCCAAACGAGGAGTTTCAGCGGGTAATTGCAAAAGCGAGTGCATATATCAAAAATATTACTTTCTCAAGAGTAGATGAAAGTAATGTTCCGGAAGAAGTAAAAGCTGCAGCTTGTGCAGTTGCGGAAGTTATTTATAAAGCTGAAAGCTCTACGGAAGGGGAAAAGAAGTCTGAAACGGTTGGAAAGTTGTCAGTTTCTTATGTAACAGAGCAGGCAGACGGTCAGATTAAAGAAAAAGTTCTTCGTAAAAAACAATATGCTGCAGCATATCCTTACCTTGCCACGACCGGATTGTTATATAGGGGGTGTTCTAATGATCACTAACGCTTCTGTGACGATTTATAATAAAGTCTATGACAGAGACGAAGGAAGCAATAAATATTACCGGACAGTACTTAAAGGAGTGAACTGGCAGGATGCAACAAAGGTCCTGCCATCTGATACTGGAGTAGTAAGTGCCGATGTAGCAGAGGTGTATATTCCGTTTCTGATTGATACAGAGAAAAAATATTGTTCTCCGGTTAATTTTAATTCAGAGCAGGAAAAGGATAAATCCTTCACACTTGCTCCAGAGGATATTATTGTTAAAGGGGTTGTCACAGACGAACTTACAAAGCAGAAAGATGTGGAACACCTTAAAAATAAGTATGGCAGCGTAAGGGTAATTGCTGTTATAGAAACTAACGATAACGGAAGCCCTACGATGCAGCATTGGAAGGTGACAGCAGAATGAGGGTAAAGGTTCGGTTAGACCCTGCTAGTGCAATATTGGCAAAAAGAAAGCTTGGAAAAGGCGGGCAGGCACAGAGGTATATGGTAAGCGAGGTAAGGCGCAAGACAGACCCTTATGTTCCGTTCCTTAATGGTCCGCTTAAAAATACAGCCGTAGAACATGAAAATTCTATCGAATATGTTACTCCTTACGCTCGTAGACAGTATTATGAGCATAAAGGCGATGGCTTAAGAGGAAGAGAATGGGATAAGCGAATGTGGGCAGACAGAGGCCAGGAGATTACCCAGAGTGTGGCTGATTATATTGGAGGAAAAGCAAAATGATGGTAATGGAAGCGGTGCGGGAGATTGTAAAGAAATGCCCGTATCTTGATGAATATTATAAGAGCCTTTCCGTAGACAGACTTGGAAAGGATAGCACGAGCTATTCGATTGATTCTGTTCCAGGACAGCAGGTTACTAAGAGAGACATTGCCGGGAATACAACGCGGCAGTGTCTTTTTAATTTTTCCAGTCGGGAGCTGTACACAGAAGAAGTGCGTCAGAATCTTGATAATATCGGATTCTATGAACATTTTTCAGACTGGTTAGAAGAGGTATCTGAGGCAGGAGATTTTCCGGAATTGGATGCCGGCAAGACAATTAAAAAAATTGAAGCAATCACATGCGGCTATGTGTTTGATACGGAACTTGACAAGGCAAAGTATCAGATACAGTGCAGGATTATTTATAAACAGGAGGCTAGAAGATAATGGCGAATACAAGTAAAGGAGTAAAACAGAGATACCAGGAAGCGGCATATATCGAAGTTGGAGAAACTTATGAGTTAGCCGGCACAGGTTTTGAAAAATTAGATGAAGAGCCGGGGGCACAGACTTCTTCAAAGAAGTATATCAATGATAAATCCTCTACTTCCTCTATTACATCTTATGAAGGAACGCATCCGTTTACAGCGGACCAGATTCTTTCAGAAAAGGTAATTGAGGATTTTGTATCTATTGGAAAGTTAAGAAAGACGGGAAGAGATGCGGAACGTTCTTTAGTGCGTGTTGATTTAGATAAACCAGTAGAATCAAAAGAAAATACTTTTGAGGCAAGGTGTTTTAATACTGCAGTGGAAATTTCCTCTTTTGCAGATAATGACGGAGAACTGCAGGTAGAAGGTACACTTCACGATAAAGGTGACCCAGTAGAAGGTACATTTAATACGGAAACAAAGACTTTCACACCAAAAGCATAGGAAAGGAGAAGGCAGCATGAATAAGACATTTCAGTGGAATGGAGAGAAGTTTTATTTCTCGGCATTGGAAGCAGAGACAACAAGAAAATTTATTCCCGAAGCAACAAAAACAGCAAAAGCACTTGAAGACTATGAAAAAGATGTTGTAGGAGTAGGGAATCTTCTTAGTGCGGATGATATTATTGCAGAATGCAAAATTATTGATGCTTTTCTTGATACTATATTAGGAGAAGGAGCCGCCGAGAAGATGTTTAAAGGATATGACCTGGGAGAACGTGTAGCGGCAACGCAGAAGCTGACACGTTTAAACAACGCACAGGTTAAAGAATATGGAGAAGCCGCAAGTAAAGGTCTCTTTGCATAATTATGAATATCTTAATGGACAAGCCGCCAGAGCAAGTTGAGGTAGATGGAAAATTATATAAGATAAACTCTGATTTCCGAACTTCGATTCAATTTGAAATATTGATGCAGAAAAAAGAACTTACAGAGAAACAGAAAGAATTTGCAAACGAGCTTTGTTTGTTGGATAAGGAAATGGACAGAGAGACAGCCGAACTACTTGCAAAGTATAAAGATGGCTTAGAACTTTACTATCCAGAGATTCCGAATGACATCAACGAAGCAATCAATGCGATGCTGTGGTTCTATGAATGTGGAAAAGAAAACATTGATAAAAAGAAGTCGAAAAAGTCGGGCAGCGGAAAAAAGATTTATGATTATAACTATGATGCAGATTATATTTATGCAGCTTTCTTTGAACAATATCATATTGATTTAGCAGAGCAGGAACTTCACTGGTGGAAGTTCTCTGCTCTTTTTTCTGCTCTTTCTGAGGACTGCATGATAAGCAAGATTATAACGTATCGCGTAATCGATACGAAAGGAATGGAGAAAGAACAGAAAGCATTTTACAACCGGATGAAACGGTTGTACCAACTTCCGGAAGACATTTCAGAGGAAGAAAGAGAAAGACAGGACAAGATTACGCAGGCACTTCTTGGTGATGGTGATCTGACAGGAATTTTATAAGGGATGGAGCTGCAGCCCTAAGGAACGTGCAGTGTGAACATGGATGACAGACGCAGACGAATTTTATAGGAGGTTTAGTTATGTCTGCGGATGGACATATTGAGATTGAAGTTGAGCTTAATTCTGAAAAAGCAGAAAAGGAGCTTGATAGTTTAAGCAAAAGCCTTGAAAAAGACACTGCACAGGCCGCAAAGAAAGCAGAAAGTTCTGTTAAGCAGTCAGTAAAGCAGATTGAAGCTTCTGCAAAGCGGGTCTCTAAACAGACAGAAAACTCTGCAAAGCAGGCAGGACAGGAAGTAAAAAATACAGCCAGTTCTGCGAGTAAACAGGTGATTGATTCTGCAAAAAAGGCAGAAGAAGAAGTAAAGAAATCAAGTAAAAGAGTAACAGAAGAAGAGAAAAAACAGTATAAGGAACGGGAAAAGACCAGAGAATCCAGTAAACCAGAGTCTGATCCAAGCAAGCCTTATAAAGAATCTTCTGAAAAGGCTACACAGTATTGGACTGGTGCAGGCAGTAAGATAAAAAGTGTTGTAAGTACGATTACGGCTGCTACTGGTGCTGGAGCAGTTGCCGCCGGTACGGCAGCTATTAATGCTGGTAAGTCTTTTGAAGCTGGAATGAGTGAAGTGCAGGCAATCTCTGGTGCTTCCAGAAAAGATTTAGAAGCATTAACGAACAAGGCGAAAGAAATGGGGGCTACAACAAAGTTCTCTGCTACGCAAGCTTCAGAAGGACTTAAGTATATGGCTATGGCTGGCTGGAATTCACAGCAGATGATTGATGGTCTTCCCGGTGTCATGAATCTTGCAGCAGCGAGCGGTGAAGATCTCGGAACGGTTTCTGATATTGTGACAGATGCCCTCACAGCTATGGGATTAAAGGCAAGTGATAGTGCTCACTTTGCGGATGTATTAGCAACAGCGGCAAGCAGTTCTAACACAAATGTGGCAATGATGGGTGAAACATTTAAATATGCGGCACCACTTGCTGGAACACTTGGATACAACATAGAAGATTTATCTCAGGCAATCGGATTAATGGCAAATGCAGGAATCAAGGGAAGCCAGTCAGGTACATCTTTAAGAAGTATACTTACACGCCTTGCAAGCCCTCCATCCGATGCGGCGAAAGCTATGGAAAAGTACGGAATTTCCATTAAAAACTCCGATGGTTCCATGAAGTCCCTTATGGAAGTGATGGAAAACATGAGGGATTCGCTACAAGGACTTCCGGAAGATGAGAAAGCCGCCGCCGCTTCTGCACTTGGCGGCCAGGAAGCAATGTCTGGATTGCTTGCAATCATAAATGCAAGCGAGTCAGATTTTGATAATTTATCAAAAGCGATTGATAATGCATCTGGAGCGGCACAGGATCAGGCCGATATCATGAATGATAACCTACAGGGGGCATTATATGAATTAGGCTCTGCTGCAGAGTCGGCAGGAATTGAATTGTATGATAATATCAAGAATCCTGCTAAGAAAGCTGTTAGAGCTGCCGCGACAGAAATCCGGAGTTTATCGACCACGATAAAAGACAACGGCATTGAAGCGATTATCCCAGAAGAAACGATTACGACTGTGAAAAACTTAGGTACTACTGCAAAGGCTGTTGGTGCTGGTGGTTTAAAAGTTCTTGGAGGAGCAGCGCAGTTTGCCGGTGAAAATATTCAGACTGTACTTCCAGTAGCAGCTAGCTTGTTGACGGTTGTTAAGGGGTATACGGTCGTAAAGACGATTTCTACTGCTTTTGCGGAGACGCAAGTTGCTATGGCTGGCGCAAGCACGGGAATGACGATTCTTGGAACAGTTGTGAAGTTGTTCACAGGAGAAGCATTGGCAGCCACTACAGCAACAGGGCTTCTTTCTGGAGCGATTGGTGTATTGGCGAATCCTATTGCATTAGCAGTTGTTGCCGGTGGAGCATTAACGGCCGGAATGGTTGCTTATACTTTAACACAGAAAAAAAGTACAACTGAAGCAGACAAGTTTGCACAGTCTTGCAAGAAATTGAAAAAGGAACAGGATGAAGTAGCAAGCTCTATTCGTTCCATGCATAATGTCAATAAAGATAATGCGAAAGATGTAAAGACACAAGGGGTTCAGGCAGATAATCTTCTCTCTAAATTGAAGAGCCTGATTGGCGTACAGGAAAAGGATGCTGGAACAAAACAGCAGATAAAAAGTACAGTACAGCAGTTAAATGATATCTTACCGGATTTGAATTTACAATATGACGAGCAGAAAGATAAGCTGAATCAATCCACTGCGGCAATCAAAAGAAACATTCAAGCTTTAAAAGAGCAAGCAATGGCAAAGGCATATCAGTCAGGAATGGAAAGTGCAGCAGAAAAAGTTGCAGAGGCTGAGGTGGCTAATCAGAATGCGACAGAGAAGTATACGGAAGCACTTGAAAAGAAGAATGCAGCGCAAGAAAAATTTGATAAGCTTGAAAAAGAAAAGGGACTTGGAAGTGGAAATAAAGAGTTAGCTAAAGCCGCAGAAGATTTAATGAAATATGAGAAGAGCCTGCAAACAACAGAGAAGGCTCTTGATAAATCAGAAAAGAATCTTAATGCAGCCAACAAAGAACTCACAACATATTCTGATAAATTTACAACCCAGACAAATTATAGTGATTTTCTTTCTAATTTAGACAAACTTGCGAAAGATGCCGGAATAAAAGCAAAGAAAATTCCAGAGACAGTATTAGAAAACATTAAAGCCGGAAACTATAAAGCTCCAACTACGGGGGAAGGCTTAAAAAGGCTTATTAATCTTGACGGATTGATTCAACAGGCACAGGAAGCCGGAGTGGAAATTCCTCAGTATTTATTGCAGGGTATTTCAGATGGCTCGATAAACTTCCAATCAGCGATTAATCAGATGAACACGCTTCTGGATTTTAGCAGTGCAGCAGAAAAAGCTGGCATTTCTGGAAAAGAAATTCCGGAAGAACTAGCTCAAAGTATCATGCAAGGCAAAATCAGTGTTGATGAAGCAATAAATCAACTGCTTAGCGGTTCTGGTGTAGCATCGACAACACAGGCAGAGACACTGACAAAAGAAAAAGCGACTAAGATTAAGAAGAATGTTGAAGATATTGGAAATGGCAAGATTAAAGGGATAAATACCTCAGCTTATACTTCATCGCTTAATACAGCGAGTCGGAAAGCAAAAAGTACCAAAAAAGAGATTGAGAAAAATAGCAAGTTAAAAGCAACCAATAATAGTGCTGCAGCAAAAAGTACTTATAAACCTGTTACAGACGAAGGTAAGAAGGCGGTAAGCACTGCAAAGAAGACAGGAAAAGAACTTGGCAAGAGCGGAGCAACGAGTGTAGCTTCTACAACTTCGCAGTGGAAATCTGCTGGTAGTAAAAATGCTAAGTCATATATTTCTGGTATAGCATCCCAAAAAGGAGCGGCTCAAAAAGCAGGAAAAACGCTATCTACTTCTGCAAAGACAGGTGCAAGCTCTGGAAAAGCTGGTTTTGTGTCAGCCGGAAGAAATATGGCTGCCGGTATCGCATCCGGTATTCATTCAGGGACTCCATTTGTAACGGCAGCGGCCAGAAGTGCAGTAAGAGCAGCCGTAGCAGCGGCGAAAGCTGCAGCTAAGATTAAATCACCATCCAGGGTGATGAAAAATGAGGTCGGCAAATACTTACCCCTCGGCATGGCAGCAGGTATTAAGGATAATACCGATTCTGTAGTTAATGCATCAAGAGCAATGTGTGCCTCAGCTCTAACAGCTTCTGCAGATGAACTTGATATTCATTCTCCTTCTCGGAAGTTCAAGAACATTATCGGAAAGAATATCCCGAAAGGCATTGCAAAAGGTGTAAGAGAATCTAAAAGCGAGCTTGTCGGAGAAATGGAAAGTGTTGTGAACGAAGCACTTAGTGCGGCACAAAATGCTTCTAAAAGCGGAAAATATTCTGAAATAGGAAGCAATCTGCTGTCTGGATTATCTACATCGCTGAGTACATCAAAGTCTCGTTCTTCTGAAACAATACAGGAAATTATTGATCAACAGCAAGAAAGTCTATCTAATGCCAATCAGAAGAAAGAAGAGGCGCTTCAAAATAAAATTGATAAGCTAGGAAGCAAAAAGGCAAACAAGAAGAGAAAAGCCGCATTAAAGAAAAGGCTCAAGCAGATGAAAGCTGCAGATAAGAAACAGGAGTCACAGCTTAAAACGGCCGGAGAAAAGGCGGCAGCGGCTTATAATGATGCCTTCGAGAAAGAATCTACCCGTATTACCAAGATTGCAGAAAAGAGTATACAGGAACTTTCTGAGACATATCAGACTAAATACAATGATATCAAAAGCAAAATGGATACTCTCACAGAAAAACAGCGATCCTGGGGAAATGTCTATGATTTGAAACAGAACATTGCAGATATCAAACGGTATCAGACCAATTTGAAAGCTCTTGAGAATAAGATTCCAGAATCCATGATGGATAAAATCTTAGGAATGAATATGGATGAAGCGACAGCCTATATGGACTGGTTCCAGGGAATGACATCTGCAGAACAAAAAGCATACTTAAATGATTGGAATACGATGTATTCTTCTTCAGAGACTTTTTCAAAGAACTTCTTTTCAGATGATTTTGGTAAGATTCAGAAAGAATATCAAGACAAATTGAAAAAAGCAACAGATGATCTACAGGCAGAGATGAACCAGATTGGAACAAATATTGCGAAAGGACTTACTGCAGGAATGGATAGCGAGTCAAGAAACCTTTCAAAAACAATGAAGAAAATCTGTGCAAACCTTGTAAAGACTGCAAAAAAACAGCTGAAAATAAAATCTCCATCAAGGGTATTTAAGCGGATTGGTGTTTATAACATACAAGGAGCCGAAAAGGGACATGAAGCAGAAGCTCCGCGACTTTACCGTCAGGTTGAAAATGTATCAGAGACCCTTGCAGAGCGTTTTGCAAAGGCAAACTTAAAAGTATCTCTTCCGGATATTGCAGGTCGAACACAAGCGGCTTTATCGAGACAGGTATCAAAAGTATCTGCAAGTATTCAGCCGCAGCTTACAGCGGCACTGGCAGGAGATGCAGGTCAGACAATTTACAATGGACCAGAAAAGATTGAGCTTGTGACTAATCTTGATGGACGGGAGATAGCGAGGACTTCGGTGCCTTATATTGATGCGTACTTAGGAAATATGGCAGCCAGAAAAGCAAGAGGGGGCGTTTAAAATGTACAGAGGAAGCTTAGGTGTGCAGATTGGAAACAAACATACCCTTAAGGACTGGGGACTTGGTTGGACAAAAATTACTCTTGGTTTTCCAGAGGCAAAAACGTATGAGCAGGATATTCCGGGAATGGACGGGGTGTTAGATTTTACGGAATCTCTTACTGGAGGGGATGTGAAATACAAAATCAGAACCCTTACTCTTGAATTTGAAACCCCTGAACAGGACTATTACGATTGGGGTATTAGAATTTCAGAGATAGCAAATTACTTGGCCGGAAGAAAATATAAGATAATCCTGGATAATGACCCGGATTTTTATTATATTGGAAGGCTAAATGTTGAAGTCGAAAAATCAGACAGGGTAGAAGGAACTCTTACCTTGTCTGGGAGCGTTGACCCGTATAAATACGAAAAGTTTTCTAGTCTTGAAAATTGGGAATGGGATACTTTTAATTTTAGAACGGGCATCATCCGAAATTATAAAGATATTGTTGTGGATGGTACATATAAACTTGTAATACCAGGCAGAAGAAAAAGAATTGTGCCGGTAATCTCTTGCAATACAGCTATACAGGTATCTTATGAAGGGGTAATCTATAATCTTTCACCTGGCAAAAACAAAGTTTTTGGTATTTGTATCAAAGAAGGGGAAAATATCCTTACTTTTTCTGGAAAGGCTACTATTTCGGTCGATTATAGAGGAGGGCTGCTGTAATGTATCGCATTTATTGTGATGATAAAACGCTGCATGATGTGAGAGACGAGGAGTATCAGCTTATAACACCAAAAATCTCTCTTGAACTTAATAAGACAGGGAGTTTTGAGTTCGGCATACTCCCTTCTCATCCTCATGTAAACGATATAAAGAAATTGAAATCTCGATTGAAAGTATATGATGTTGACATATCAGATAGTGGGGAGGCTTCAAGATTGCTATATTGTGGCCGTTCCATTACTGATCAGCGAGACTTTGAATATACTGGTCGGATTACATGCGAAGGAGAGTTATCTTATTTACTTGACACAATTCAGCGTCCACACACTTATGGAAGCCAGTCGGGAGAAATTCATAAGGCAGATACTAATATTGTAATTTTTAAACGATTAATAGAAGAACATAATTCTCAAGTAGAAAAAGAAAAGCAGTTTGAAATAGGAATTGTTGATATTGATTCAGTAGAAATTAAAACTTTGGCGACAAACTATGAAACTACCTGGGATTTTATTAATACGAATTTTCTTGAAAAATACGAAGGTTATCTTAGGGTGCGCTATGAAAATAATGTTCGTTACCTTGACTATGTGAAGCAATACGGAAAAGTCAGTACGCAGGTAATCCGATTCGGAGAAAATCTTCTTGATTTTCAGAAGTATGTAAAGGCGGAAGATATTAAAACAGCAATTATTCCAATTGGAGCAAACAATGTAACTATAAAGGCGGCAAGCGGGCACGATGGAAAGGATTATGTTTTTAACCAGGAGGCGGTAAATCTTTACGGTTGGATATATCGTAAAGTAGATTTTTCGGATATTACCGACCCGAATACTCTTTTAGAAAAAGCACAGGAATATCTTAAAAAGAGTATCAATCTTGCGATAACTATCGAGCTGACGGCGGTAGATTTGCATATGGTAGATGTTGATATTGATTCTATCGGGCTGGGAGATTTCATTCCTTGCGTATCGCAGTATCATGGATTACTTAGTACACTTGGTGATGTATCAACTTATTATCTTGTCAGTAAATACGAGATAGATCTTGAAAATCCGGCAAATACGAAAATCACATTAGGTAAAACTTTATCAGTGTTATCAGAAAAGATGGCTTCCAATGCAAACCTTAAAAGTGACATTCAGACAGTGGCAAGCAGCATGGAGGGGATTAAAGGAACCTCAAAGGAAGCCTATGACAAATCGGTGGAGGCAATGAAGGTAGCACAGGGAATTACCTTTGACACAATCTACCCCATCGGTAGCATCTATATGAGCGTAAACGATATAAACCCAACAGAACTCTTTGGTGGCAAATGGGAACTATTAAGTAAAAGTGAAACCATTCCTATTTATTACATGTGGGAAAGAAAGGAGGATGACGTTGATAAATGATTTATTGAAAAAGATAAAAGAAGCCATTTACGGAGAAGAAGTCCGGGGGAGTATACACGATGCGATAGAACAGTGCTACAAAGATGCAATCGGACACCCGGAAAGCGTAGCGGCAACAGTCAAAGAAATAGGAGAGATATCTGCAAATCTATCAAAGGAAACCACTGACCGCAAGGTCGAGGTAAACACAGAACGAAAACGGATTGATAATCTAATTGCATCCGGTACTGCACAAACACAGGAAATTGGGAAAAAAATAATACAAGATTCCAGTATATCTAGTAGCGGGATAGTGTTAAAAGGGTTAACTCATAACAATTATTACTATAAATTATTTGAGGAATCCGGGAGTATTGATAGCGAATTTTGTACTATCACAAATCAACAAGGAAAGTATACTGCAAAATTGTTAAAACCGGGATTGTATTATATGAATTTTAAAGTACATGTAGAAATGTCCGGTGGCTTTTCCGAAGAGGTAATTGCACCACTCAAATTGTTTAAATCTAATACTTTAGATTGGAGTACATTTGATGTACTGGATGCTGAGACTGTAGAAATTTCAAAAACAGAAAATACTTCAATCAATAAAAAGATTCATTTTCTATTCAAGTTAACGGAACCGTCGTATATCAGGATATATATTGATGTTGATACTAGTCATACTAAAGCGATTACGTTTCGAATAGATGGTTGTGATATTATTGCACTAGACTGGAAAGGCAAGCAGTCAGCAAATCTATCTGAATTACATGATCTGCGTATCGGAGCAGATGGAGTTGTGCATAATACAGCCGGGGAAGCGGTTAGAAAGCAAATTGGTAATCTAACGGAAGATTTAGGTAATCTTAATATGGATAATAACGCTGGACAATCTCTTACTTCTGAGAAAGATATTAGTGGAAAACGTGTGATTATTAACACGCAATACAAATTGCTAGGATTCAATGCGGACGATTATTATACGTGTAAGATTTACAAAATTACAAAAAACAAAAAATATTATGCAATAGGATATGGGAAGAAAAATGAGAGTTGGCCAGTAGCTGTATTTTCTGAAAATCTTGTAGAAGATGGAACGACACCATATACGGATTATATTTTAGGAGAGTTATCTACAATATCATTATCAAAAGTTTCTTTTATAGCAAAAAATGATGGGTATATATATGTTAATTGTAGAAATGCTGCATGTGGATTATATGAAAATATTGTAATTCCAGAATCAACAAAAAATGCAAACGATATAAAAAATATTGAAAAATATAAATTAGCAACATATGGAGAATTTGAAAATGTTAACATAGACATTAAAAAAGGATTCTTATACAACGTATTATCAAAAGAAGAAAAAACTTTTGATAATTTTAGATATTGTAAATTGGAAATTGACGATACTATTGATATGATAAAAGCAACAGGTTATTCTTTCCAAGAAAATTCAGAATATCCTTTTATATGCTTTTTAGATGAGTATGGAAATATAATAGAAACATATGGAGAACCCTCGACAGGTTATAATGATTGTTTGATGAAAATACCATATCGAACTAAGTCTATAATTGTAAACGGTAACAGTAAAATAACTATTCAGAAATTTGTGCTAAAAGAAAATTTAGCACAGGAAATTAAAGAACTTTCATCACCTGTGACAATGGACAGATTAAAAGGCATGAAAGTGCTAAATGAAAAATATGAATCAAAAACCATTGAGATTTCTGAAAATGAAATACTATCTGAAATCGTTTACACTGATTCGGGTAATCAAAGTACATCTGATTCATTTAGTACCGTGATTATACCAATTGAATTATCATTGAAAAGTATAAAAATATTATATTCCGTTGGTGTTTATGGTGGTGCATTTTTAGATAATCAAAAAAAATGGATTTCCTCGTTTTCAACTGAGTCAAATGGATTGATATACGATGTACCTGATTATGCTACGTATATCGGATATACATTTGCAAATGGTAGAACATCATTCCAATTAGGAGTAACATTTAATGTGTATACGTCGGAACAATTAACATTACAAGAAAATTCGTTTTTTGTTAATCCTTGGGAAGGTAAAAAAGTTGTGCTGTTAGGAACATCTGTTGGTTTTGGCTCTGGTGCTACAAAATCATATATGCAAGAAGCATCTAATTATCTTGGATTTACTCTTGTAAATACATCTGTTCCGGGCTTAGCTATCCATACAAATGCGGATGGAAAAAAGCTTACTTACGGTTCTACATGTTTAAGTGTTGCAGAATACAAAGAACAGGGAATGACTATACCAGATGCTCCAAAAGATTATGTACCGGGTGGAAGCTATAACGACTACTACCGAACATGGGAACATATTTTTTCGTCAGAAAATGCCGATGCTGATTTATGGTTATATGCAGTTGCTCCCAACAATGGAAACTTTAAACTTGATGATTGGAACTCATTTGATAAGTCGAACTGGAAGTATACAGATGAAAGCAGTTTTGCTTCGCACAGAACAACGTTCCTTGGAGCGTTATTATACCTAATGGATAAAATGTATACACTTAATCCAAATGCAAGAATGGCATTTATATTAGATAGTGCGTTTGCCTACGGAGATGCAGAAGGGAAAGGAAATTTAAAAAAAGTATCAGACCAGTGGGGGATACCGCTAGTGGATTTATGGGGCAAAATCAATAGGTCGCCTAAATCACTTGAAGTTATCAAAAGTGAAAATGGCACAAACAATCACCCGTCAACATTCGGGCATGAAAAAATGGGAATGATGATGGTTGGTGAAATGTTAAGGCTTGGCTGACGCTTCTTTTGCCGTATAAAGGAAAACAGCTCCCGAAAGAGCTGCTTAAAAATATGAAAAAAATCATTAACCTTGAAAGATAGGTCAATGATGCTATCATAACATATTTTGTGTAATACACAATGGTATTTTTTAATACTGTTGTGTATTTTTTTATTCTCAAGGAGGTGAGGAAAAATGAGAATAGTAGCAAATAAAAATAAGAACAGTAAAAAGAAATTCCCATGGAGAATCATATTAGACAATAAAAGAAGCGTTCCAGTGCCTTCACAGTACAATTTTAAAAGTGATTTTATTAGAAGGCATGGCTGTAGTCTTGTCGGATTTTACATGGCACTGCGATTCCGGGGCATTAAGAAAAATATGCAGCAATGCTTAAACTTCACAAGAAAGAAATTGAAATGCGGAGCAAAGTATCCGCTTACGGAAATTTGCAAGGGCATTAATTTTATTTGCCCAGGCAAGCCAGCGACGTATTATAAGTCTTTGACAAATGCTCAACTGGAAGCAAAGCTGCGAAAGGGGTACATGGTACTGTTTGAAGAGGGCAATCCGATTCATACTGTGGTCCTGCTCAAAGATAATAAGACGGGAAAGGTGTGGAGATTCTCGGACGGAAAAAAGAACGTAACAACAGTTGAAAAAGAAAATAAGAAAAAGTGTACAAACGAAAAGTACAGAGGAATAGTAGTTGTAAAGTAGGAGGAATGGAGATGGATGCTATTATGTTACCTTTATTAACTTGTTTATTTATTGTGTTTGATTCAATCAGTGGGAATATTTCTGCTTGTGCTAATCATATCTGGAAATCATCAATAATGAGAAAAGGACTGTATCACAAGTTTGGTTCGATTATGCTCGTTGCTCTTGCTTATTTGATTGATTATGCTCAAAAATTTGTAGACCTCGGTTTTCGGGTCCCAATTGCAGCAGGAGTATGTGTCTACATCATCCTGATGGAATTAGGCAGCATTATTGAAAATATCGGAAAAATTAATCCGGATTTATTACCGGCACAGATTCGCAAAATCATTGGATTAGACAGAAAAGAGGAATGATAATATGAGAAAATTAGCTGATGTATCGAGTTATAATGGAGTTGTGGACTGGAAAAAAGCGAAATCATACGGATGTCAGGGAGCTATCCTGAAAATCATCAGAAAAGACCTGAACAGAGATAAAAAGTTCAACGAGAATTTTGTAGCTTGCAATGAGAATGAAATCGGCTGGGGAGTATATAATTATTCCTATGCTACAACAGCCACAAAAGCTAAATCCGATATGAAATTGGTCTGTGATATCTTAGATAAGATAGATAAACCCCATTTTGTCTATGGCGTGTGGTTTGACCTGGAGGACAAAGCCCAGGCAGCCTTAAGTAAGACAAAGATCGCCGAGATTATTAATGCAGCACAGCAGGTTGTAGAGAGTCGAGGATACAAATTTGGTGTTTACACAGGAATGAGTTACTACAACGAACACATTGATAGAAAACAGGTCAAGTGCCAGAATTGGTGGATTGCTCGCTATTATCAGGGAGATAAACGTATGCAGATTGCTACGGATCCTAATGAAAAGTATAAACCTACCATGACTAATATTGCATGGCAGTACACTTCGAAAGGGAGATTTCCCAAAATAATCTCAAGCGGCAATTCTGGTAACTTTGACCTAAACGTACTCTACAAAGAACCAGTTGCAAAAAAGGTTGAAGAGACTAAGAAAACTCCGACTAAGACAAAGACTGTATATTATCCTAAATATCGTGGAAAATCCAGTTCGATTGTAGATGCCCTGAAATCATTAAAAATCAATTCTTCGAAGAAAAACAGGGAGAAAATTGCAACTTTAAACGGCATTAAAAATTACAAAGGTAGCGCATCACAGAATACGAAGTTGATTAATTTGCTGAAAAGAGGTAAACTTATTAAGAGTAAATAA